TGAAGAATCGAGAATCCGCCGCTACATAGAATCATCGCTGCAGCTGTACTCCTTTTCTGACTCGCTCACGCCAGTAGGCTAGAAGGTCGATCATGGTCTGTTGGAACGGGATCTCCGGCTTCCAGCCGGTGTGGTTCATAAACTTGGAGCAATCCGGTATCTGAAGATTAGCATCTATCGGCCTAAGCCTTGAAGGCTCGACCTCGATATCGAGATTTGGCAGTCCGGCAATATTTAACAACTCCATCAGGATCTTCCCGATCGTAGCTGTGTGGTTTCCACCGATGTTGTATACCTCGCCAACCTGCGGATTCACAGTCAGTAGCATGTGGTAGGCACGCACCGCATCTCTTACATCAGAGATCGTTCTCAAGGAATGCAGGTTTCCTACCTTGATAGGCGGATTTAGTTGGCCAGCCTCGATCATGGCAATTTGTTTCGCAAAGGAAGACTCTGCGAAGACATCTCCTCGCCTCGGGCCTGTGTGCGTGAACATCCTCGTTACGACTGTCTTCAGACCGTATGCCTCAGCGTAAAATCTTCCCAGCATGTCCGTCCCGATCTTGGAAATCGCGTAGGGGCTTGCAGGATGAAAACGACAGGTTTCCTTGATTGGTACCTCTGTAGGTTCTACGCGACCGTAGACCTCGCTAGATGCACAGACATGGACCCAAGCATCTTTGGCTTCATGACGTATTGCCTCGAGTAGATTGAGCGTCCCGATGATATTTGTCTGAAGAGTCTCGCTGGGTCCTGTAAAACTGGTGGTTGGGAAACTCTGAGCGGCCAAGTGAAAAACGTAATCTGGCTTGCTACTCCTGACAACTCCACGCACTGCGAAGGAATCGTTTAAATCCGCGTAGGCTAAAGTTACACGATTGCCTTGGTTGATTTGCTTTACCAGACCGCTCAGGTTTTCCAGAGAGTCATTCCACCGCATCATCCCGAATATCTTCCAGTCTGTGTGAGCCAGGAGATACTCGGCCAGATGGCTGCCGACGAAACCAGATATGCCTGTGATCAGTGCTCTCATCGAAACAATCGATAATCAGCTAGCACATTACCAATTCTCTCCGCGTCCCTATGCTCCATTGCTTGATGACACGGCAACGCAAATCCACAGTGCATAACTGTGTCGGCGTTGTAGAGAGAAAACGGGATGCGATGTTTAAATCTTTTCATTCCTGGTTGACGCGCAATGTTCCCACAGATTATCGGTCTCGTCTCAATCTGGTAACTCCCGAAATGATCTCTCATTACTTGGGAATCATGATCAAGAATCACAGGAAAGCCAAACCAGGACGAACCGCCACTATCCTTCTGTGTGAACACATTTTTGTACCGATACCTATCGAAATGATCTTTTAATAGCAGAGCCATCAATCTCCGACGTTCTACGAAATGAGCAAGCTTTGGTAGTTGAACCAATCCCATCGCTGCCTGCATCTCCGTGCAACGAAGATTGTAGCCAGCATTCACAAACAGAAACCTTGGGTCGATGTCCGAATGCTGTTCGATCTCGTCATTGGGATCGTCCATGTCCCTGACCCAACCGTGAGCTCGAAGGATCCTGATCTGCTCGGCGAGTTCCGGGAATCGGGTAACACACATTCCGCCCTCGCCAGTCGTGATGTGGTGCGAGAAGTAAAAGCTGAAGGTCCCCACGTCTCCGAAGTAACCGACCTGCTTCCCGTTCCACTTCGCTCCCAAAGCCTCACAGCAGTCTTCAATGAGAAAGAAACCGTCGTCCTTGAACTTAGCCAAGGCATCCATATCGCAGGGATTGCCATAGACATGAACAACCATGATTGCCCGGGTCTTGTGCGTGATGGCCTTGGCGATTTGCTCCGGATCAATGTTCAGGGTATTCGGATCAATATCAACGATCACCGGCACCAGACCGTACTGAACCAATGGCCAGACCGTGGTCGACCAGCAAAGCGCAGGTACGATGACCTCATCTCCTGGCTTCAAACCATCCTCGATCGAGCACAAGCCGGCGATAGCCAGGAGATTGGCCGAGGAGCCTGAATTGCACATGATTGAATTGGGGCCGAACTGATCTTCGAACTCGGCTACCTTGGCGCCGGAGGTGATCTGCTTGGACCGCATTACCTCAACGACTGCGGTTATTTCCTCCTCGCCGAATGTAGGCTCATGGAGCCTAATAGCTGTCTGCGATCTCGACGAGTATGGTGGGGGATTCTCGCTCAAGGGCTGCTCGATATTCTGGGACGATTTGTTCTGCATGTTCTAGCCTCACGATCGTTGTGTCGGGCATCATCAATCTGAATGCCTCGGTATGGTCTCCAGTATGCTGAGGGCCTGGGTAGAGAGGTTTGGTCGAACCAATCCCGACTCGCACGATGACGTGCGGACGCATGACATTCAGATGATTGACGGCTTGGTTGACTGCCAGAAGGAAGAAGTTCCACCGCGGGAAGATTGAGACGGGAATGTAGCCATCCAAAGCCAGACCGATCGACATCCCCAGTTGCATTTCTTCCGCCACGGGAAGCTCGAGTCTCTTTTCCTTCGGAACGAGATCGAGCGTCTGGCTCATGAAAGTCCCTGGATACTCAACCCCTTGACCTAAGAAAATCGTCTGGCCATGCGCTGCCAGCTCGCCCATGGCGTTTATTAGCGAGTTCTTATATTCAGAAATTGACCCGAGTCCCGGATCCGCAATGGGGCCACTTGGAGCTGTACTTGAAGCGGAGGACATTCGGTGTCTTGTTTTCTTTCCAGACTTCAGCTGTCGGGGTGCATACGGAAACCGAATTGTCCTCTATAACCCAGACTATTGGCAAATCGTGGTTGGCTCCATATTTCGAGCACTCATGAAAGATTCCTGACTCGAACATCATGTCTCCGAGAAAACACCATACCCAAGCCTTCCCACCTCTTCTCTTAATGCCCAAAGCAACACCGAGAGCAATCGGGACAATACCCCCGGCGATCGCTGAACCGTAGACGCGGTACTCTGGGAATCTGAGACTCATCGACTCGCCACGCCTGATAGCCTCCCGTAGCTCAGATGGGGGAACACCCTTGAGCAATGCCTTTAAGTGAAGCCTCCAGGTCCCCATCACGTAGTCACCAGGATGGATACGCTTGAAGATATTGACCAGTTCCTCTTCGTTCCCTGATTCGAGATGGACTGGATAAGGAATCTCTCCAGCATTGAACGCCTTGGCCACTGACCCCTCAAATTCAGATAGTTCGTAAGCCAGTTTCATTCTATTTCCCCAACTCACGCCACCTCCAGCAGCTTCCTTCGAATGCCATTGCTTGCCATTGTCTGAATCTTTTCTACGGCTCCATATCCGAATTTCCAGTTGACGTAATTGAGATACCGCTCGTCGGTGAAATATTCGTAGAAGGCATCGTCTCGAAACCTGAGAACGTCTGCGCTGGATAAGGTTGCTGTAGGAAGAGGTTTGGACTCATAACTGTGTTGTGAATAACCGGCCCAGGAATCAGGAAGATCCGAGGGCGAGACTTTTCCGAAAAGCCCTGATCCAGGATAAGCCATGCAGGCGTAGTGATTGGCGAAATCTAGGTCGAGGGATTTAGCCAGGTTCAAGGTTGCTCGCATAGATTCCATCGTATCGTCGGGAAGCCCGTAAATGAAGTTCCCTATGACGGAAATCCCTGCGTGCTGGATAGCCTTGACAGTTTTGTAGATGTCCTCATCACTCAGATGTTTATCCGCACCGTCCCTAACAGTCGAGGAAGCTGATTCAATCCCTAGAGCCAGCCATCTGATGCCAGCACGTCGCATCAGGTTTAAAGTTTCCGGTTTTACCGTGTCGACCCTCGCGTATGCCCAAATGTTCAGGTCTTCGGCAAACGACTGGCTGGCAAGCTTTTCACAGATTGGAATGTAGTGCCTCGGATCCAGGACAAACATCTCGTCTGCGATCTTGAGGGTCTTTACTCCATGAAAGCGGTAAAGCCGTTTGATCTGGTTAACGACTCGGACGGGGTCTCTGCGACGGTAAAGATTCGCGTGCTGAAAGACGTTGATCATGCAGAACGAGCATTTGAAAGGACATCCCAGCGTTGTGTAGATCGAGGCATAAGGTTGTCTCGCGCTTCCATCCAAGCACTGCCAGACGTGAGCTCTATATTTTTCCATCGGCAGAAGATCCCAGACATCACCGTGTAGCCCGTCAATAGGTATCAACTCGGCTCTTGGATTTCTGTGAACCTGTCCGTCTAATGTTGCCCAAACGAGTCCTGGAATCTTGTCAGGTAATGTTTCCGTGATAAGGTGCATGATCGTGACCGGGCCTTCCCCGTCACAGACATAATGGGCATTCTCCTCGAGCAAGGTCCTTTCAGGTAATGCGGAAACGTGATTCCCAACCATCAACGTCTGGATCATGAGGGAGCGAAGCTCGTTCACGACTTCACAGGCGCCAACCATCTGCTGCGTAGACGCTGAAGGCTGGTGCCCGAAGACAACCACGACGGCGAGTTTCGTCGATCCAACCCGTTGTGCTACTTCCTCCGCGGTAAGCCCCTCAGCTTCCTGATCGATGAGTCGAACCGAAAATCCACGATCTCTCAGCCATCCGGTGATCATGCGAGCCCACGTAGGAGGTTCTATCGCGGTCTGACCATTCGACAGGTCCCCGTAGATGACGTCTTGTGCTCCCGGGTGAATGATGGCTACGTCATACACGCTGCCATTGCTCCGGCTGATCTGGGACAGACCAAGGTTTGGGCTTCCCGTGGAAAATAACGACCCTGGCTTCTTGCGGCAAGGTCTTTGACTTCAGCCACGTCTGGACTTTGTAGGACACACACCAGTCTTCCGGAAAGGTTGCGCAAGGATACATGATCTCCTGGATGAAGTTCTGGTCCCCGCGCATGACCTGCACGACACCAGAATTGAACTCGGTAAATATCCTGTCTCCTGCCCCGGCCGTCCAGGCCATGACAGAACTGTTGTATTCCGAGTTGCCCCTCATCTCGCGCCAGTCCTTGATGATAACGAAGGGAGCATCAAAATCAGCAAGGTCATCCAATGATCCTACAACCGTGACATCTAGGTCTAGGTAGAGAACCCTGTCTTTGAACCGCCCCGGCTCGAACAGGCTCGTTTTAGCCCACCAGTGAGGAAAAGGAGAATCATCGAGGCACACAAAATCATAAGGTTGGGCGACGTGATGGGAAACCATCTGCTCGAGACGCTCAACATGGCTGTAGTTGTACTCAGGTCCTTTTGAGAGAACGCAAGCTATTGTCAGGGACACCGAACAGATCTCTGGTTCGTCCTGACATAGAGTAACACCCTTCATGCCAGTCTGTATCAGACTCGATCTCTCTCAAGAGTTGGTCGACGACGGCTTGCTCCATCATGTGATGGCCCAACCGGTATCCGGCATATGGCCCTGGGATCATTGGACAACCACACAGAACCACGGTGGAGAACCCCATCATCGAGGCGAGTTTCCTGGCCCCCCAAGCGCTACTACCGTTACTTCCTTGGATGGACTTCCAGACGTAATCCACCTCCTTGGCGGGTCTGGCTGCGTGGACTGTAAAGTCAGGGCCGAATAACTCCCGCTGGCGGGAGATCCACATCCAAGGTTCCTTGGTGTACTGAGAGGGATGGTAGGTAAAAAGGGCAAAAGCCTTGACTTCACGGGAAGCCCCATTTACGGCAATGAGAGGCGTCTTGGGGCCGAAAAGGCTTTTGGCTGCCTGGAGGTCATCCTCGAGACAAAGAGCGCTCCCAGCAACGATACAGGCCCCAGAATGCCTAAAAAAATAGGGCGGCTCGGAAGCCGCCCCCAGGTTTGTGGTCACGGAGGAAACTACGCCAGTGACGAAAGCACTCCAGACGTCGCCACCAGGCACTCGGCGATATTGACGTTGCCGGCCGCCACCGCCGCTTCGTTCGAGATCACGTTGGTCACGACGTAAGCCGAGACCTTCGAGATCAGCGAGCCCGCAGCAAATGGGGTTGCCGACCACAGTCGAACGAAGATGAAGTCGCCGATCTGCAGATTGAGGTTGTCATCCTTGTTGTTGAAATAGCCAGCCGTTTCGACCGTCGTCAGGGTATCGGTCGTATCGTAGCTGTAGATCTTGCGGCCCGGAGGAGCATTGACCAGGCCAAGCAAATTGCCTTCTGTGTATGCCATGGTTGCCTCTCCTTTACGAAGTTGCGATGGCCGCGGTGTCGTCGAGGTTACCCTCAATTACACCGGTGTCATCGATCATGACGGCCTGGCCGCTCATCATGTGGTTGACGAAGTGCGCTGCCCGATCGCCATGCCACGTGATGTCGGCTGCCACCGCCTCATTGCCTGCCACATTCCCCGCTGACTGCGCAACTGCGTAGCCAACAGCCAGTTTGTGGTAGATGAAGCACTTGGCCGTCGCCGTGCCGGCACCGGGAAGACCGGTTTGCATCTTCCACTTGATGCCCATCCAGTCCTTCCAGCGAGCCCGACCGATCGCGGGACCCGTACGGAAAGCCATACCGTCGGTACCCACGTACTCGGACCTCTGGAACTGGTCCAGCAACATGAGTTGCGACCAGTACCTTGCGGTAACGACGGCATAGACCTGCCCGTCGTTTGGCACGTCATTGGCCCATGCCGCCTCGGCAAACTGAATCGCGGTGGCACGGATATTGGCGAGGGCGGAAACCGTCAGGGTCACGGTTGACTGAGTGGTGCTATCCAGCACGGTCGTAATCTGGTCGTCGACCTTACGGCCCAAAGCCATCGCTCCACCGGAGGCAATGACATCGCGCTCGTTGATGTTGGTCTTGGCCTCGTCCAGCTTGTCCACCCAGTCTCCTGCGTAGAAGTCTGCCAGCGTGCAGGAAGGCGCTGTGTGGGTCTGGTTCATCGGCGTGATCGTGCCGTGTCGGGCCTTGGTCGTGGCCATACCCTTTCCGATCTTCTGGAAGACGGCGGTCGAGCCTACGACATTGTCCTTAACACGCACGGAATCCTTGAGATACGAGCCCATGCGTTGAAATACCTCATGGACCTTCGCCTCATAGGACGTGATAAATGCGGTTGTGATACTTGTGGACATAGCAATGTCCCCTCAAAAATTGAGTTTGGACACTGCCTTTGGGGTGACCCATTTAGCCTTTGGCGGGTAACCCTTTCGGGGCCGCTTCCGACGTCCTGGGGCTTACAGGAGTGCGGTTCTTTTGGCAGGGATCCGAAGTTGGGCGGGGACCGCAGGTTTCGGGACCAGCGAGGTGCTTTTGACGCTGTGGCCCCGCCCCGGGACGGATGTGACCTACCGAATCAGAATATTAGCAAATTCTAAGGCTGCGTCAAACAGTTCTTCCAGCCGCTCCCACGATAGGCTGCTTGCCCTGCATTTTCTCGATGAGAGCTTGCTCTTTCTGGTACAACTGATTGGCCTTCTTGGAGTTGCCCTCAGCCTTGGCTTCTTCAATCTGCTTGCGGATAGTCTCGACCTGCTCTTGCATGCCTTCCATCTCCGTGGGAGAAAGTGACGGACCCAATGTCCCTTCGCCCATTTCCTTGCCGATGATAGCGAACATGCGAGTAATCTCCGGGACTTCCATGAGTTGAATACCGTTGGCCATGCGAAGTTTACCCAGATCCTCGCCCTTGACGCCCGCGCGGTTAGCGACCTCGGAGAGAGCCCGACGGGCAAGGTTCATATTGACCTCGTACTGATCGCCTTTCCACTCTGACTTCAGCGCATCTTCTTTCTGCTTGAAGTACTCGGTTTCTGCCTTTTCCTGCGCTTCGATCTGCTTGGCAATATCGTCATTCAGGTCTTGGGCGAGCTGCTTGGCTGCAGCATTGGGGATACCGAGCTTGTGAAAGCGTGCCGCCCACGTGGCACGGGAGGCTTTGAGTTCCTCCGTCATCTGGTCCTCAGGGACCTCGGGAAACTCGTAGTTCTCGGGTTTCTCCGGGACACCGATGGCTTTCAAGTAAGCCGTCTTTTCGGCCTCTGTGGCATTTTTCCCTGGAACACGTACCTGGCCATCACGTTTTTGCAGAGCCGCAATGGCGCGGATAGCGTCTTCTTTCGAAGTAAAGCGCTCGGCTACGTGTTTTAAGTCATCGGGGAGTCCGTCTCGCCAATCGCCTTCCTCCTGGGCGATTTCATAGCCCATCTCATCGGCGAACTTCTCGAAGGACTCGTACTTGGATAGAGCCCCGCGTATTCCTTCGTCCTTGATGGATTCAACCCACTTCGGGGGTTCTGGCGGAGTCTCAGGCGGAGTCTCGGGAGGGGTTGCTGGGGGTGTTTGCTGTGCAGCGTCAGCCATAAGTTACCTCTTGCGTAGTTTCTTCAGTGTCCTGGCGAGATTGACTTCCCGTTTTGTCTCGGTGGAAGCCCCTTTCCCGCCTAGTTTACCCAAGTCCGATGAGGAAAGCTTCTCGTTACCCTTGAGTAGACCGGCACGTTTTGCCTTCGCTCGCAGTCTTCCTTTGTGCTTTATCGCACCAGCAATCCAGTTAGCCATCACTTGCTCCTTCGAGTCGCCTTAGCAGGACGTTCCTGCGGCTCATTGTTGACAGTCGCCAGTAAACGTAAAGCCAGATTACGCTCGCCCTCGCGTATATGCGTGAGATACGGGTCGATCGGAAAACTGGCCACAGATGATTTGAGTAGATGTCCCCAAGATAGAATCTCAGCAAGGACACGCTTACCCTCAGCTGAACCGGTGAAGATTCTTCGAAAATCATGGTACCGGTCATTCTTGTCGTACCCTGTGTTGGATGGGAGTGAAGCGAGGAAATCGAGAGTCTTTCCGTCATCCATTTGCCACCTTGATATGCGGCTTCTTACCAGGTTCTCCGGAGATATTGTAGATCTCGTCGATGACCTTGCGAAGCTCGAGCGCACCGGTGACACCGAGGTTCCTGGCAAACTTTTCGAAGTCTATGATGATCGTCCCGTCTGACTTCTCACGAATACCGAAGTTGGTTTTGAACTGTTTTACCCGTTCGACTGCTGATTTCATCGACTCTTGCATGGTAGCGAGTTTAGCCTCAGCCGACTGAGCTCGCTCGATCCAATCCGATTCGTTCATTTTGTAAGTTCTCCGGCTCCTCGACCACCAGATTGGCTTCTTCCGATGGCAAACTGTTTGGCTTCTTCTGGTGTCTTGAATCTGGGAAATTTCTTCCCAGTCCTACGTTCATACTCAATGATAGCCCTAACTATAGTGTCAGGATTGCGAGAAAGATCAACGGGTCCATTGGGTGTCATCCATAAACTTGGAGCTAACACTTCTTGTCCTTCGATATTGAACGTCATGGTACGTTCTGTGCTCATACTCCCGTCCGGATTAGCTATGTATTCTCCAGATCCAAACGGACGAATCTGCTTGAGATTCACGTTATCGGGCGGAACAAGGTTTTCGTTAGTATATTTAGGCACCCTGATTTCGTTCCCCAGTTTGCGCGCCAGCCTTGGCTATCGACAGTCCTGCTTGGCCTCCAGCCTTGGCTACATCCGCAGCCTGCTGGAGAGCAACCATTTTTTCAGTGGCTTGCTGGGCTTGAGCGCGTTGGTCTCTGGACTTCTTCACTTCCTCGTTGCTCCTGACGATCCTTCTTGGGATTCCAAGAGCTTCCGCGGAAAACCTCCCCAGTTCATCCGTATTGATCAGATCGGAAGCCTTGTCAATCGCTCCTGGGCGGGCCCCGTCAAGCTCAAGCATATCAGCGGCCCACATCCTAGCGGCCGCGGCTTCGACCTGCTGCCTGACCCTGCGTACCGGTGAGTCGTATTCGAAGCGGATGTTCTTATCCTGAAGCGCCCGTGGAATCGGGAGAAACCCGCCTCCACGAAGCATAATCATGAAGGCTCGCTCGACCATGGGCGCGGTGTAGTCAGCCTCCAGGCGCCCGAAGATCGGCCCCATCTCCCGCATGAACTCCTCCTTGCGGGCGATAACCTCCGTAGCGGTCATCCTAGGGCCTTCTATGGGCAGATTTAGGACATTCCTGAAAAAGGCCATCCAGACCTGCTGTCTGGTGTCCTGCTGCATGTCGCGGGAAATGGGTAACTGAGTACCAGACTCGATAGCGAAGAAGGGGCTTCTGCCTCGCAAAGCAGCCGCCGTCTCGACATCGTAGTAAGCAAGACCACCGGGAAAGGTGTTAATGGCATCGAACGTCCCGTCATTGGGAACGGCTAGGGGAGGATCCGCCGCCCTTTGACCGGATATGAGAATCGTCTCCCCGAAAGCCTGCAATGTGTCGGCGTCGGGTAAGGCAATCATTCCAGGAGAACGCCCGTAATCCTCCCCGGAAGAGGTGTCCCATCTCGGAACGATAAATGGGAACTCGAAGAACCCGCCTTCCTGGATCAAATGCTTGGCGTCAAGCTCGATCCATAGATCTTCGAACATCGAGTTCCTGACGAAAATAGCATCCCGCCTTCCGTCCTGACGTGGTTGGATGGCGTGAAGAATAGCGATCTTCTCGTCGAGATTGACCGTCTCTGATGCAAGTTTTCGTTTGGTGGCCTCGGACAAAGCATTGAGCCCGAATCTTGCTTCGAGATGGCGAAGCGGCATCATCCGCTTTCGGTACTCTGCCTCGGGAGCGCCTTCTTCATCGAAGGCTACGGCCGCGTCCTTCAGATGCACGCTTTGAAACAGCAGATGATTGCGTTTCTGAGACTCGCCCTCGAAAAGATTAGCCGTACCAAAGACGACTAGGTCTAAATCAGCCTCACCGGTTCCCTGCCTGAATCTGGCATGAGGATTGTTAAAGGCTCCTTTAAGCCTTTCCTCAGAATCTCCCAACCAGTCCTGGACTTCGGCCATGTTATTCAAGGCATCGTCTTCGGCCTTGATGTCCGCATCCGGAAGTCCTTCTGGTCTTAGAAACCCACCGATGGCGTTGGCGAGCATCCTCGCACCCTGCATTGGCGTCCCGTCGAAGATGTCATCCGTACGCCTGTCCCCTTCCTGGACTTCCTGGGAGAATCCTAGACGTCTAGGCAGCATGACCGAGGCCAAGTCGTCATAGAGGCTGAACCAGTTGCTTTGATCAGCCTTCACGCGCTCCCAGCGCTTGATAGTCTTTTCAATGCGTGTTTCAGGCATGGGAGATATGAGCGCCGGCCTTTCTCGCTTTGCTCAAGAGGATAGCAACTCTCTGGTTCTCCGCTTGCGCAGCTCCCTTTTTCTTGCGCGTCTTGGCCAAGATACGCGGGGGATTTACCTTCATTTCATGACCGATGTGCTCGAGAATGCTTGAGGAGTGTTTCATGGCTTAAAGTGTACTCTAACTGGCTCGCAATAGTCTTCCGACGTTTACCAAGAAGCCCCGACTTGCCCGTTTCTGATACTGCCTGGCGAACAAGACGACTTGCTGCAGAATAATGTCCGCTTCTCCAGTAGGAAACAACCCACCGATTCCGTCTATCGTCAAGGCGTCCAAAGTCAAGGAACCGTCACCGGTATAGGCCAAAATACCCTGCGCGTCCAGAATCGGTGGTAGGAGTATGAGAGAACCAGTAGCCGTTGGGCTTAGTCCCTCTCCTAATCCTAAAACTTCAATGTCGGTAAGAAGAACTACCGCATCACCCGGAATCTGCGGTGCGCCGATGGCTAGTATCTCGGAAGGGATGAGGACAATCGATCCGTCTCCGATGATTGTTTCGATGCCGGTCGACGATAGTTGCACCGGAGTCAAAATCGGACTCCCAACTCCAACGTATTCGAGGACTCCTACCGAGGAAAGAGTTATATCTCGAAGTTCAAGAGCCCCGGCTCCAGGAAAATCCTCGTCTCCCGTGGTGTTCCTGATACGGGTCTTCGGAAGAACGATGGCGGCGTCTGCGGAAGTCTTTGCCTCCCCCTGCGCGTCTATCAGAACGAACTGAGCTACGACGGTCTCTTGGTAAAAGCCTATCCCCTCTGAAATCTGAAGTGCTTCAAGCGTAAGCGCAGAGGTACCACCGATCGTTATTCCTTGGGCGGATAATGTGGGCGCAAAGAGAGTAAGCGCAGCCTCTCCAAACGGGCCGATGATGGCTTGCCCAGAAATCTGTACGAATATCCGGCCGTGAGGTTGTATGTCAGAAGTAGCTGAGAGAGAAACGATCGAAAGCGTAAGATTGCCATCTCCAGCGGGCGGAGTGGTCGCCGTTCCTTGTGCATTGATGGATACATCAGTCAAATCCAATGCCCCGATTCCGGCCGTTGGAAGATCACCTACACCACTGATCTCCGTGGGAAGCAGAATTGGAGACGCTGTCGCTAGAAGTTGTTCAAACGAAGAGGCGGATACCGTCGGTTCACTCAAAACCAGACTTCCAGATCCGATCAACGTCTCGATGCCCTGACTTGAAATCTCGGTCTGATCGAGCGTTAAGACTCCAGCCCCGTCGATCTCGAGCAATCCAACTCCTGCCAAGTCAATTTGAGCAAGAGTTAAAACACCCGTTCCAGATGGAGGTCCTTCCTGGACCTGTTCCGCCTGAGCAAGAATCGTAGGAATTTCCAGCTCCAGGACAGCGGTAGCCTCTGGCTGCATCAGACCTTGAGCACTGAGGGTAAGGAGATCGAGATCAATAACCCCGGTTGCTAGAAATTCCTCCAATGCCTGACCGGCAAGTTGGATCTGGTCAAGAGAAAGGGCTCCTTGCCCGATTAGGGTCTCTAAGGCAGTCGCTGAAACTGTGATCTGACTGAGACTTAGGGCTCCGGCGCCGGATGGCTGCATAATGCCTTCTGCCAAAACGGTAGCTTGTTCCAGGAGTACAACGCCTGTGCCTGTTACAAGCCCTGACGTCCCTTGAGCATCGATAACAACCATCGTCCTTCCGGCAGAAGGAAGCGAGCCACTTGCCGAAATCAGAGTGACTTCTAAAACGAGAGAAGCCGTTGCTATAAGTTCTTCTAAACCAGACGCAGACAGCTGAGGATTTTCAAGGGACAGCGCTCCTTGAGCAGTGGGTTGTATCAGTGCAGCATCTGCTGAAATCTGAGCAGCCTGAAGCGTAACAGCACCAGAGCCTACTTCCTCTTCAATGCCCTGCGCTGATACTTCAAGCGCTTGCAGCGTTAAATCTCCGTCTCCAGAAGGAGCAACGGCTGCTGTATAGTCGACGACTACTCTTACGTAGTCCCACTCCCAGACATTAGCACCGTTATTGTTCCCATTTCTGGCGCGCAGGATGACGGAAAAAAATGTATCGTCGAAATCCGACCACTGCCACGCCCCACCGGCGGGACGGGGAATATCGCTATAAACTGTCGGGGTCAGCGTCGTCGGTTCTGTGGAGTCGCTGTTGACCGAACTGTCGCCCCCCTCCGTAGTGAGATAGTTTTCGAGGAAGCAGATGTTGGCGGTCGTCTGCACTCGATGCGAGACTTCGATATCCACCCGATTGATAGTCGATCCCGATGGGATCTCGGATTGGAACCCGAAGTCTCCGCAGAACAGATCATCCTCGGAGTTCTTCGTCGTGCCGCGTGAAATATCGCAGACGTTGCTATCAGCGGCGAACAGATTGGACTGGTTGTTCCACACCCCGCTGATGGGGCTGGTCGTAGTCGGATAGCGCGTCGCGGTCGTCACAGCACCCTCGGGTCTATCGGGTGGTTCGGGTCGTCATGGAACAGGAGGCCGCGGCACGAGTCCCAATGCCGCGTGCGCGGATCAGTATAAACAGCGTGTTTGCCGATGGAGACTGTCAACGGCCCGATATACAAATCCAGCATCGGACGCTGCCAGTTCGGCCGGATACCTACAGGAAATTCATTCCAGAAATGGGCATACTGAATAGCCCACCACTTGCTCCACCAGATCCATACCTTTTTGTGAATACGCATGTCACAGATCAATCCCTAGCTCGATACTCGCCGTCCCCGCATGGACTTCCTCGGCAGTGGCTGAGATTTCAGGGGCTTGCAAGGTAATGTCGCCGTCACTTGTAAATGGACCGCCAGCGGCGGTGATCTTAATGACGAAACTTATATTTGAGTTTTCCTGAGCCAGTGTTAGATCCCAAGACTGTGTTCCAGTGGCTCCTACTTGATCCTCTTTGTAGACCAATGCCATACCGCAAGGTCTGGTTCCCCCTGTATTCAGCGCATCTACAGTTGTATAACCAGCAATACTGTCACCTGTGTTGAGGTTGGCATCATCACAAGAAAACCCGTGAAAAGTTAAATTGGTGGACGAATTGGGTGTAATACTTGGGGCGACGGCTGGATCGGAGGTATCGGGGGTCGTTGTCCCTGCTGTAGTTGGCGCCACTCCGTCCAAAACCGCAGCTAAATCAGCATCAGGAATGAACAAAAGAAAAGCGATACATTGATCGCTATGCCCCAAGGCAAGACTGACGGTTCCGCTACCAGCATTTGCTTCGTCAGTGGCGGAAGCCGTTTTATAATGAGCGCTTATCCTTGGTGTGCTTGCTAGCGGCCCGGACTTAAAGTCTACTATCTCTGTATAACCACTTACTGAATGATCCGCCCCAGCTTCGCCACCAGCATTATCACATCCAACCATCAGCAATAAACCGCCTTCAACGGTATTGCTGGGAATCGTTACTGCGATACTGCTTACTTCCGTATCGGAGGTATTGTTGTTCCAGTCTTGGGTTTCTACGTTCGCGTAATTTGACATTAGAGTGGATTAGGCCAACCTGTTGGCGCAGATTGCCCGAGAGATGAATTGAACCAAATTCTAACCCCTCCTAGAAAAATATAGGTTGTGCTTGAAAAACCACTATTTGATGCTCCAAAAAAATAACCATGAGCCGTTAATTCTCCAAATCCAGAGCCTTGTTCTTCAGATGCAGTGCCATTGCCGTCCTTCCATAGCACCCCATCTCTCCACAGTCTTTGCAGCCCATCGGTATTCCCAGATCCACTAGGTACTCGCACTTGCCAATTCCATCGTGTCCACTGCCCATACATTCCACTATGTATACCTTTACTACCATCCTCTGAATTTGGATTGCTTTGCGCATCCCCACCGGACAAATGGCGATTTTTCATTGTTAAGAATGATTCCCCGCCACTAGCGGCCTCAGATTCTATCCATTTAATCGGGCCAGAAGATTGATTCCCACCCATTATTATCCATTTATTATTGTTCGTCGCATCTGCGCAACCCACCTGCGTTCTATGGGAATACTGCGCTCCTCCCCACGATTCGGTTCCATCTGGATAATAATGATAGAATTCAAAGAATGCTTCAGCGGGACCATTACCGCCCCAACTTTCCGAATTTCCGTTATATGTTAATCTCAATTCAGGGCGATTATCAGTACAATTTGCAACCCCAACATATGTAAATCTACAAGAATATGAACTACCTAAACCTGGAACAGGATTATCTGCTACAACAGTAACGGAAGCATTTAGACCGCTATTATCTAGCCAACCCCAATTATTCTCTGAATGAGATAGATCGCCGGATGCGAAGAAATCCTGAAACGTTGGCGCAGTTCCAGTCCCAGTGACAATATCCCGCGCCCCAATGCCACGATCTATACCCCTACCGATTCCCCTAAGTAACACCAGCCGACCCCTTCTGTACTGCACTGGAATGGGCAATAGTATCGACTACGACAAGGGTATCTGAGAAAGCAGCGGTAGCTGTTGCATCTATAAACGAGATAACAGGCATCCCGCCATTAGTCCTTTGCTCGGCCTGAGTCAGGACCATTAAATAGCAGCCGTTGCCTATCCAGGTTGGGAGAGTCCCTAGATTGTTCCAGGTCGTCCCTGACCCGGAATAAATCTTTACATCACCAGACGCTAGGATATCGGAGGTTATGAAGCGGTCATTATCGGTAGCATCAATTAACGGTACTACGTAAGTCCTCTCATTCGATGACGCCGCTCCGTAGACACGGAGTATGTACACTTAGTTAAGCTCAAAGATTCCGTTGGTCGCATTAGGCGTGATCGTCAGGGTATTGCCGTTGGTGATCGTGAAAGCTGCTGAACTCAGACTACAGGCACAGACTAGCTTTCTTGCGCCAGCGGAGGCACCGGAAGCCCAGATAACCGCAAACTGAATACCTGAGCCCGAACCAATGGCACCACCCGAAGCCGTCCATACGACAGCAGTAGCATCAAACCTCATCTCACCAGCCGATGCTCCTGTGCTCCAGGTCTGGGTCAAAGCCTTACCAGAGGTCGAATAACCATTACCATCAGGCAATTGATTACTCACCGAGCCAACCACGGTGATGGTTGCCAGAGCCGAGATTGCATTGGAGGTGGACTTGTAGAGGGAAATGCGGAAGTTCGTACCGTCTAAATCAAGCGTACCATCTGCCATATACCGCTTGAAGGAATCGTAAAACTGCCATGCTTGTGCTGCCATTTACTCAGTCTCCTTTAATCTAGTAGCGCCCAGCTTAACTATTGCTGCGATCAAACCATCACCGACTATATTTAGCTTTAACTGCTGGTCTTGTCTACCCATAAAGGCAGCTAGAGCTATGAAGTCTTCCGCCTGCCGTACCATCCAAGGATAACAGAGAAAAGGCTCCTTGGATTCGTCATTCTCTATCCATATCGGATAAGCCTTTGGATTGTCATTCTCCGGCTGAGAATAAGAATGATGCTTCTTATCCATCAGGCAGGAGTCTAATCCATAGACATGGAAGTAGCGGAATCCTAACATAAAAAGCAATTGCAACCCACGTATGCCGACTGTCACGCCTCCGTCTATGGGGTAGTAACGGCCCATGTAGTAATTGTCCAGAATCTCTTTAAGTCGGGGGTCGTCCAGGCCGCAGTGGAATATGGTACAGGTGAAGTTTTCTAG